ATTTCTTCACTCTGAGAACTAAAACCATTGTTAGCAGTTCTAATACCAAATAATAAAGGAGAGGTAATTCTATGTGCAACCAAGATTCTATCTTGTGCATAGTCTGCTACATACTGATACTTGTCATGTAGATTTTCAGTTGTAATTGTGTCAACAGTTGGTTTAGCACTCGGGTCATCGTTAAAGGATACCATAAATCTACCTGCATTCCTTGTACCTGTAAACTTACTCTCAATCATTGCTTCAATAGTGTCTCTCTCTTCAGGTGCGGGAACTCCGTTATTCATGTTTACCATTACAAGAGGCAAGAAACCATTTTCAATGTTGTTGATGTGTAAGTTAGATAATTCTGCTTCCGAGAATGAAAATTGCAATGCAGATATCCAATCAGGCAAAGAATAGTAAAACCTTGAAGGTGTATAGTCTTTTATATAAAGGATTTCTACATCTTCTTGAGAACTACCAAATGCAGGTATTTTTCTTTTGTCTCTTTGTGCTTTCACATCTTCCCAATCATGACAATAGTAATAGTTTTCTACTGCTACTGAATCATAAATCTTTTCTGCTCTAAGATTTTGTACAGGTGTGTGAAATAATTTCTTAATTTGTGTATGGTCTTTGTTCCACATTACTTGGAATGCGGCATTACCATATAGTTTTAAGTCAAAGGTTACTTTCTTAATGTCTCTCTGAGATACAAGTGATTGTAAGATATCATCAAACTCTTCGTTCTTTGAGTATAGACCCTTTCCATAAATTAAATCTGCCACACCTTCAACACACGCAGCGTTTGTAGTAGATGTTGTATAAGCATCAGTAATAATTGGAAAGTAATCATCTTGTCCTAATATACCAATAGGAACCCATTGATACCTTGTTTTAACATCTTCCTTGATGTCAGGAATATCTTGTCTAGTTAGACTTACAATTTTTAGATTATCTTTCATTATGCTAATATTATATATTCGTTTGCAGTTGCGTTACTAATAAAACTGCCCGTTGTGTTTTGATTACGATAACTTGGTTTGTCAATTGACTGAGATTCGTATACTTGTATTGTACCATCCCATAAATCATTATCGCAACTATCCTTTATGTATGCTCTATACTCATCTCCAACATAAGTGTCCAAAGATGCACTAAATTGTAATATAGATTGTTCTGAATTGTATGTATACCCACTAAGTGTTACAGATGATGTACTTAGTGTTAACATATCCTCTAAATACAAAGTAAGGTCAGAAGAACCTGTTGGTTTAGTCCTAAATGTAAATAAATTCGAACCTGAGATGTAATATGACTGCATATATCTTGTCTTTAAGTTGTATATAGTATTATAACAACTCTGCATCTATAAGTATTAGATGTCCACAATCTTAAATATGGGCATAAAAAAACCCCTCTCACTAAGAGAAGGGTTTTATTTTCTACCGAGTATGTTTTACGATAAACCTAGTTTCCGTCACCAACAACGATTGTTGGTACTCCATCTCCTGTGAAAGCGGAGAATGGGTCTGCTTCCGTAGAACCAGATAAGAATCCTGCAGGTAATTTTTCTTCACCTGTTAAAGTCACTGAATATCCAAATAGGTCACCTAAACCAGCACCAGTTTGAATTGTTCCAGCAGTCACATCATTACCGTTGATTTCTCCTGCTAATAATGCTTCACCATTTTTAGTGTGCACAATGATTTGAGGTCTTCCATAAGCCATAAGCTTAAGTTGAGTTGTCATTTCATTTGTTAGCCTTTTCAAGTTTAATACAGTTTCTTGTGAAAAGAAAGTTGTACCATTCTCTCTTGAAGAGTTTACAGTTTCCGTATATTGAGATGTGCCTTTAAGTTCGTACTTATATACTGTACTTCCTGAAGGAAGACCAGTAATTTCTAACTCAGCGTTTTTATCGAAAGATGCAGAAGTATAGTTTAAGAAGTATACGGCTTGAAGACCACCGATACTATCTTTACAAACTTCATTTCTTCCAGCGGATAAATTACAAGTAGCCATAGTATTTAATTTTTATATTATTATTAATTGAACTTAAAACTTAGAAAATTGGGAGGAGGTTAGTCCTCCCTCTATTCTAATTTATAATGTCACTTCTCTCCTTACGAAGGGATGTGGATTGCGATATCACCATTGATACCAGTTTGAGTTCCTGCAGTGTATCGCATGATAACTCTATAATTTTGCGAACCATCTAAGTCAGCCATGTCAAGCACCTTCACTTCATTGTAGTCAGAAAGTAATCCAGTTCCAAAGAACAAGTTAGATTTCTGTGCTGCAACTAAGTAAGATGATGTCATACCAGGACAGTGCATTAAAGGAATTCCATTATAGTCTAATGGTTTCTTTCCAACAGTTACTTGATTGTTCCAACCATTTGCATAGTTAGCACCGATTGCTTGTTGGTATGCTTTAACAACGTTAGTAGGTACATAGATTACTAAATCTTCTTTTCCATATACTGCGTTAGGGATAGAAGTTTCTAATGCTTCTAATTTAGCAATTACGTTTGCAGAAGTGATTGAACCACTTGCTGAAGATTGGATAGCATCACCTGCACCACCAGTAGCAGCAGAAGCAGAGATGATAGGTAGGAAACCACCAAACTCACCATTTGTTGAGGCGTTACCTGCCCAAATAGATTGCTCAGTTGCTTCTGCAACCTTTCCACCAACGTAAGATACTAAGAAGTCATTAAAGTCAGCAGGAATCTCATCGAATGCAGAGTATCCTAACTGTAAAGCTTCCCACGATGATACGAATTCAGATTTACATAATTCAAGGTTTACTTGAAGTTCTTTTGGCTCAAGTACTCTTTCTCCAAGAGATACAGAACCAGAATTTGTGAAGTCACAAGAAGCGTCATGGACAATTCCACTTACATCTAATTTCTGTACAATTGATTTGTACTTTACATTAGGCATAATTGATACTGCTTCTTGGTCCAAAGTTTTAGCACTCAATAGTGCTGCCGCGATGTATTTTCCTGATGCCTCCCCAGCGTATGTCTGAGAGATAGAAGGTAATACGAAGTTTTGTCTTTGTCTCATTTTTAATTAAATTTTATTAGTTATAAAGTTTCTTTAAGAACGCAGCTTGCGGAGATGCAGTCCTTCTTGTGTTTGTAATCGGTTTAGTTGCTTTCGGAGCACCGTTAAGAACAGATGACATTTCGATTTCCTCTTTTACTTCGATTTCTTCTTCCATGTCTTCATCTTCTTTCTTGTCCTCTTCCATTTTCGTAATTTTCTTTTCAAGTTCATCAATTCGATAGCTCATTTCTTCTACTATCTTATTAACATCCTCTAAAGAAACTACTTCAACTTCAACCTCTTCCTTAATCTCCTCAGAATCAGAAAGTTCAGTTTCAGGTAATTTTTCTACCTCTTCCGTTTCTTCTTCTAATTCAATGTTTTCTCTTTCAGTAATTTTGCCATCCTCTACGAAGATTTTGAAACGAGTTTCTTCACCTTCAGTATCTCTTAATCTAAGTTCGTGTTCTCCGTTAGGTGCTGGACTTTTACTTCCATCTTCACCAACAACGAATACATCTTCGCCTACATCAAAAGTTTCTGACTCCAATACTGTGCCATCTGCTAATTCAGCAAATGCCATTTTCACTTCTTTTTTCTCATCAGAAAGAAGAGTGATAATCTTGTTAAGTACTGATTTTGAGTTCATAGTTTTTCGATTATTTAATAGTTTAACAATTAAGTTTTGATTTGTTTATTTTTAGGACTTTCTGCCTAGCAGCGTAAATGTCCCACTTCCTTGTGTTCCATGGAAGTACCATATTCTATATCCATTCCAATCTACTTGTGTAGTTAGAGGAATTACATCTGTACCACCTTGTGTTGGTGCTGTAAAAGATATATCGAATATTTCATTTGGGTCATAGATAGCAAAACCAACTACACCATCACCACCATCACCTGCCGGTGTACTTGCTGGTGCAGAAGCACCACCACCTCCACCAGTTCCATTATATGCATCTGCTCCTGCTTGTTCACCAGGTGTACCACCACCTCTATTGGAACTCCAAGGGAAGTCCGCAACAGGTAAAGGTCCACCATCGTATTGTTGTTGTCCACCACCAACACCCCATAGGTCATCACCAGTACCAGGTACATCATAAGATGCACCACCGTCTTGTGCCCATTTCGTATAAGTTGATGGGTCATGTACCCATGTGCCTTTTTCGTTACAAGGATAGATGTCTAAAGCAGTTCCACTCGGACAAGTTCCACTACCACTACCAGCGTTTGCAGATATATTAATAGAATCAGTTGAATAAGTTAATAGTGATGCAGATGGTACAGCAGCAAGACCTGAAGTTGTACTACCTATTCCCAATCCACCTCTACCTACTTGAAAAGTAGCAGAAGTATTATGTTGAACGTTTAGTATACCTGTCAAAAACTCACCTGATTGACCACCTGTTCCAAATACTCTACCACCACCATATCCACCACCGATAACAAGGTAGTTAACTGGTGTTAGTAGATTAGGTCCTGGTCTATCTAACCTTGCCTCTATTCTATTAACGTTTAAGTTTATCATATTTTTATTTTAATGCGATGATATCTTGTGCAGTTGATGATGAAGAAACTGCTGCAACTAAACCAGGTATAAATCCAGAAGCACTTACAAACGTAAGAACTGAACTATCTACTGTTTTAACTACGAGACTTCCTTGGTCACCAACATACAATCCACCAGCAACAAATCCGAACTGAGGATTATCTCCATTAAATCCATCAAAATCAGAACCAGATACAGGAGATACTGAAGTACCACCTGAGAATTGTCCATTTTCGATGTATGATTGTTGATTTTGTATTTTACCACTCATAATATTATGTTTTTTTATTTAACAATTAATTTTTGTTTTTTATCTATTCTTAAAAATTCAGTTTATTTTTGAAATAATCTAAATTTTGTTGTCTTTCATCAGAACTTAATGCCTTATCATAAAATCCTAAATGTGCATATTTACCATTCCAAATAAAATTAGTATTAGTTTCTGCATTAGGAAGCATAAGATGTAAGTCATTATTATTGTTTGCATTTGCACTTGATGAACCCGTACCTATTGAAGAACCATCTTTATAATAGGTAATTGTACTACCACTTCTTACAATATGTAACATAAAGAAATCTCCAAGAGTATCAAACACATCACCTGTTGATATACCAACAGAAGTACCATTAAGTACTAAATCTACTTTCTTATAATTTGCATCTAGATTATTTCTAACAACATAAAAAATAACACCAGGATTTGCAGAGGAACTTCCAAATGTAAATGCAGCACACAAATCCTTTCCAGCAGCACCACTTGTTGCATCAATAGCACCAACAAACTGAATAGTAAAATCTCCATCAAATATATCAAATGAATTAGTAGCAGGAGCTATACCATATTCATCTGAAGTAATCGTATCATTTAGAGTCCAATATTTGGTTGAGTTACTCCAAAATTCTTTAACTCTACCTATATCTACATTGTTGTTTTGAGATAAATCATACCAAGTGTTTGCTCCATATCCTTCATAAGATAAACCATCAACCGAATCTAAAAAAAGTACACATGAATCACCAATATATCTTTCTAATAAACCTTCTGCTTTAGATATTACTTTATGTTGTCCAAATCTTACATCTTGAATTGGGTGTTCTCCTAAATATACTTTTTGTGTTGTTATCATATCTTATGAATTATAAACATCTCCTATGTTAGGTTCTACATCAGTTAAAAGAAATGATGTATGAAATTCTATTCCACTATCTAATAAGTCAAATACAGTATTTCCATCTACTATACCTACTACTACATTATCTTTATCTACTAATATATGTCTTTCCATTATAGTCCAAATCTTGTTTTAGTTTCAGTCCAATTGCCTGTTGGTCTTGTTGATGAATCATATACTAATACCATTGCTATTTCACCTTTGAAGAACTCACCTGAGAAT